ATTGTGAGCCATATCTCCAGAAACTAAAATACGGTTATGATATGGTTGCTTTATCTAATAAACAGGGTAAAGCAGAATTGTTTGTTGAAAAAGCAAACGCTATAGGTACTGGAACCTCTTTATACAGAGAAAATACAGAATGGTATGCTGACGGAAAGTTTGAAAAAGTTGAAGTTGAACTTGATACCTTAGATAATCGTTCTTATTTTGCAGACGAGGTAATTGATTTAGTAAAACTAGATGTTCAAGGGGCTGAATTAGATATATTAGAGGGTGGTAGAAAGACTATAACCCGGTCCAAATATGTGTTAATTGAAACGTCTCTAGTTGTATATAACCACGGTGCTCCTATGATTGATGCCATCGTGCCAAAAATGAAAGAATATGGCTTCTATATGGAAGATTTTATGGATTATCAACGATTCCCTAACAATCAAGTTTTTCAACTTGACATTTTGTTCAAAAACTCATATATGTATTAATATAAATAAGTTATTTTAAGTAAAAGTTTATGATAAAAAAAGTTTTCTATAATAGTTCCATGCCTAGGGCTGGTTCTACTTTAATCCAAAACATTCTAGGACAAAATCCAGATCTTTACACTACACCTACTTCAGGTTTATTTGAGATGTTAGCGGCCTCAAGAACTATTTTTACAGATAGTTTAGAGTTTAAAGCACAAGACGAATCCCAAATGATGACAGGTTTTAAATCTTACCTAAAAGGAGGTCTTTATGGGTTTTACGAAAACTTAACAGACAAACCTTACGTTATTGACAAATGTAGGGGTTGGAACTCAGAATGGGAATTTGTAAACGCTTTTGACCCAAACCCAAAAATGATTTGTATGATTAGGGACATTAGATCGGTTTATGCTTCTTTAGAGAAAAAATTCAGAAAAAATCCATTACAAGATCACCACTTGGCTAACTGGGGTAATTTAACAGGTACTACAACCGATAAAAGAGTTAGTGTATGGTCTGTAAACCCACCAATCGGTCCTTCAATGGATAGGATTTATCAAGTATTAGTACAAGGTCTTCATAAAAACATTTTGTTTGTTAAGTTTGAAGAATTATGTTCTGATCCTGATGAACAATTAAAGCGTATTTATGAGTATTTAGAAATACCTTTTTACCAACACGATTTTAATAACATTAAACAAATTACTCATGAGGATGATAAGTGGTATGGTATTTTCGGAGACCATATTATTCGTCAGGAATTAAAACCATTTAAAGAAGACTTTAGAGAGGTATTAGGTCCTAATGCTTGTAAGTTGATTGAGGAAAGTTACTCTTGGTTCTTTAACGATTTTGATTATAAGATCTAATGAAAGTAGGATTCAAAGTACAAAGCGAAAATGAATTTAAATCAATTTCCGTTCCCGACATTTTAATGTCTCCCACTTTAGTTTCAATATCACAACAAAAAGATAATAATATGGATAATAAGTTTTTAGTTTGGCATATTGAAGGCGGATTAGGTAAAAACGTAGCAGCAACTGCTCTCTTACCTGCTCTTGCTAAACAATATAAGACCAGAAAAATAGTTGTAGTTGCTTCCTATCCGGAAGTGTTTTTAAACCACCCTGAAGTTCATAGGGTTTATAGAGTAGGTATGACTGCCTATTTTTATGAGGACTTTATTTTAGGTAAAGATACTCTAGTATTCAGACATGAACCATACTTTCAAACAGGTCATATCTTAAAACAAAAACACTTAGTACAAAACTGGGCTGAATTATTAGGGGTTGATTATAAAAAACAATTACCAAACCTTCATTTTAATATGGTACAAAAGCAGTTATCTGGGTTATGGCAAAGACAAAAACCAGTTATGTTGATTCAAACCAATGGAGGAATGTATCAAGGTCAACCCTTGAACTATACTTGGACAAGAGATATGCCTGTTGATCTTGCTTTATATCTTGTAGACAAGTTTAAAAATAATTATCACATCATTCAGTTAACAAGAGAAGGTAGCTATCAACTTGAAGGAGTAGAGGTAGTAAACCAACAAATGACTAATATGGAATTATTTAGCTTAGTAGCTGCTTCAGAAAAACGATTCTTAATTGATTCTTGTTTACAACATGCTGCCGCTGCTTTAGAGTTACCCTCAACAGTATTTTGGATTGGAACATCCCCAGAAAACTTTGGATATGATATGCACACAAATATCAAGGCAATGCCTCCTAAAGGAAATACTAAGTTAATTGATGCTTATTTATTTGATTATTCTTTTGATGGCCAACTACATGAATGTCCTTATAACGATGTGAATGAAATGTTTGATGCTAATGAGTTGGATAAGATTTTGGTGGAAAAATAAAAAATATAATATTTATCAATAAACATGGCATTAAAAACCTTATCCAAAACTAATATCTTAAACGGCAATATTGTTCAAGCCGCTGACGTATCACAAAGTATTGATGCATTTACTGGTATTGAGGGTTATGCTATTTCTTTATCAGGATCATTTACATTCTCAGGAGCTACTACAGGTAGTGGAGTTTTCCAAAACTCTATAAACGCACTTTCATCTTCTGCAGTATATATAGCATCTAACAGTTCAACAGATACAAATTATACTTTAGTATTTAAAAACGATTCTTTTGGATTAGATGGTTATCACCAGTTAGCCGCAGACGGAACAAATGGTCCATATTATAATCCATCAACAAATATATTAGGTGGAACGGGTGGAATAACAGTTTCTGGATCTATTGGTAAATTTACCTCTATTACAGGTTCATTATCAGGCAGTGTAAACGGAACTGCATCTTTTGCTACTTCAGCATCTGTAGCCGTTACTGCAAGTATTGCTAATTTTGCTACTACATCTAATCAAGTATCTGGATATTACATCCCAAGCGGTTCAGCAGTAGCAGTTGCAGGTATATTAAAAATGTTTGCCGGAGCAGGCAAGACAGGAGCAACTCCTCCATTTACTAGTGTATTATCTACATTACCACTTGATTTAACAGGTAAGACATTAAATCAAAACTTATTTTTAGGTATAGCCCCTTCACAATCAAGCGCTACTGTAAGTGCAACTTTAAATAGTCCTACTAGTATTACTTTTGTGAGTAACATAGCAAGTACTGATTTTACCTTTGTAGCTACTTATATTTAAAAAAACAATAAAATAAAAACAATAACATATGGCAACACAAGTTTTAGAACAAGAAGAAATCCAATCAATTAAGGATTTACAAACAAAGAGAGAACAGTTAATGGCTGATTTCGGTTTTATCGAAATGAGAATTCAAGAATTAGAATTGCAAAAAGAAAATCTAATCAACCTTTTGGTTGAAGTTAGAAATTCTGAAGCAACACTAAGTAATGAACTCCAAACTAAGTATGGTAACGGTACCATTGACTTAGATAAGGGAGAAATTACTATTGCTGATTAATTTTTAACACCTTCTATGATATTTATCATAGAATAAAACCAACAAACTTTTAGAAACATGGCATCAACACTAACATCACCTGGCGTACTTTCGATTGAGAATGATCAGTCGTTTATTACGCAACAACCTATAACCGTAGGCGCCGCTATTATCGGTCCTACACCTTTAGGTCCTGTAGAAACACCTACAGTTGTTACCTCATACAGCGATTATAAGAATAAATTTGGTTCAACTTTTATTAGTGGAAGCCTAGTTTATACTTATTTTACATCAATTGCTGCTTTTAACTATTTTAACAATGGTGGAGAATCATTATTGGTAGCTAGGGTAGTTAGTGGTACTTTTTCATCAGCTTTTACTTCTGCCTCAGCTGCAGTAAGTCCAACTCCAAACGGAAGTGGTATCTTAAATCTTAACAACTCAGAATCAATTGTATTAAGTACTATTTCACAAGGTACTATTATGAACAGTTCTTGTTCATTAGACGCAAGTGGATCTTTAAATGCTTCTGGTTCACAAAATAACATCAGATGGCAGATTGCTAACAACGATACAGCATCAGGAACTTTTAGTTTAATTATTCGTGAAGGTGATGATAATACAAACAATCCAATTACTTTAGAAACTTGGACTAACTTGTCTATGGACCCAACAGCTCCAAACTATGTATCTAGAATAATTGGTAACCAAGTTAAAGCTTATAATTCAGCAGATAACCAAATCACAGTAAATGGTGATTTCCCTAATGCTTCAAAATATGTTTATGTGAGTGCAGTTAAAACTCCTACTCCATTGTATTTTGATAACACAGGTATTGCAAAATCTCAGTACACATCATCAATTCCTGTAAATTCTTCAGGATCATTTGCTGGTGCTTCTGGAAATTTATTTGGAGCTGGAGCTACTTATTATAATAACATCGTGTTAAGTTCTACAAACATTCAAGGTTTGTTAAGCTCAAGCTACGATAATATGATTAACTTGTTAGCTAATACTGATGATTATCGCTTTAACGTATTAATGACTCCTGGTTTGTTTGCTAACGCTGCTGCTTTAGGTTCTTCTCAAGTTACTACTATTATCAACAACACTATGAATCGTGGTGATAATATTTACGTAGCTGATTTAGTACCCTACAGTTCAAGCATCACAGAAGTAATTAACGCTTCAAACGCTAAAAATACTTCATACGCCGCTTCATACTGGCCTTGGGTTCAAACAGTTGATCCAGATTCTGCTTTATTAGTTTGGGTTCCTGCCTCTACTTTAATTGGTGGTGTATTTGCTTATAATGATTCAGTATCTGAGCCTTGGTTTGCACCAGCTGGTATTAACAGAGGTGGATTAAGCAGTGCGGTAAGAGCTGAAAAGAAATTATCTCAAGCTAACCGCGATACTTTATACACAAATAAAGTTAATCCAATTGCTACTTTCCCTGGAACTGGAGTTGTAGTTTACGGACAAAAAACATTACAAACTAAAGCAAGTGCTTTGGATCGTGTAAACGTTCGTCGTCTGTTGATTTCTCTTAAGTCTTACATAGGTCAAGTTGCTAATAACTTAGTGTTTGAACAAAACACAATAGCTACTCGTACTAGTTTCTTGAACCAAGTTAATCCATACTTAGAATCAGTACAACAACGTCAAGGTTTGTATGCTTTCAAAGTAATCATGGATTCAAGCAACAACACTCCCGATGTAATTGACAGAAATCAATTAGTTGGTCAGATTTATATCCAACCTACTAAGACTGCTGAATTCATTTACTTGAACTTCAACATCTTACCTACAGGAGCAACTTTCCCAGCGTAATTCTTTAAAAACGGAATATTTTAAAGGGGTGTTTTTTAACACCCTTTTTTATATTTATAAATGATCCAAACGAAATATTTATATGAAAAAATGTAATAAATGTAATAAAGAAAAAGAGTTTAATGATTTTTATAAGAAAAAAATAGCTAGTGATGGGTATAGTAATATTTGTGTAGAGTGTAGAAAAGAATATAATAAAGAAAAAAAAGTAGATATCCAAACTTATTATTTAGAAAATAAAGAACAACATCAAAATAATAGTAAAAAATATTATCAAAATAATAAAGAAAAACATAATTTAAAAAGTATAAATTGGCAAAAAAATAATCCTGAGGCAAAAAAACAATCATATAAAAAATGGAGTTATAATAATAGAGAATATTTTAAAAAATGGAGAAATAATAAATATAATACTGATTTAAATTTTAAATTAAGAATAATATTAGGTAATAGATTAAATGAATGTTTAAAAAAATCTAAAACAAATAAAAATTCTAATATAATATCTTTATTAGGTTGTACATTAGAAGAATGTAAACTATATTTAGAAAAACAGTTCACACCAGAAATGAATTGGGAAAACCATGGAATTGTTTGGGAAATAGATCATATAAAATCTTGTATAAGTTTTGATTTAACAGATGTTGAACAACAAAAACAATGTTTTCATTACTATAATCTCCAACCTTTATTTAAAACAACAGAAATAGCAGAATCTTTTGGTTACTTTAATCAAGTAGGAAATAGAAATAAATCTTCAAATTTAGATTAATTTTTCTTTTGTTTCATATATGTATCAATGATAAATAAATAAACCTTTAAACAAACTAAATAAATAAAACATGGCAGTACTTGATCCGAACGAAATCTTCTTTACAGCTTTTGAACCAAAGCAGGCTAACCGATTCATTATGTATATTGACGGTATACCAGCGTATGAGATCAAAGGTGTTGGTGCAGTCACGTTAACCCAAGGTACCGTTCCTTTAAACCATATTAACGTACAACGTTTTGTGAAAGGTAAAACCACTTGGGGTACTATCCAGTTCACATTATTCGATCCTATCACTCCTTCAGGAGCTCAGGCAGTAATGGAGTGGGTACGTTTACACCACGAATCAGTAACTGGACGTGATGGTTATAGTGATTTCTACAAGAAAGACTTAACATTCGACGTATTAGGACCTGTAGGTGATATCGTTTCAGAATGGATTATCAAAGGTGCTTTGATTACTGAAGCTAACTTTGGAGATTACAACTGGGATACAGCAGATACAGCAGTTAACTTAACAATGACAGTTCAACCGGATTACTGTATATTGAATTTCTAATTAAAATTAAAATTACTATTGAAAGAGCTCGCATTTTTTGCGAGCTTCTTTTTTCTGTTAATATTTATACGGGACAACAAAGTTATAACAAATAAAAATTATGGAAGAAAATAAATTTAAGTTTCCTACCGAAATGGTAGATCTACCTTCAAAAGGTTTAATTTATCCTGAAGGTTCACCTTTATCTAAAGGTAAAATTGAAATGAAATATATGACGGCTAGGGAAGAAGATATTCTTACTAACCAAGCATATATTAAACAAGGAGTAGTTTTAGATAAATTACTTCAATCATTGATTATTACTGATATAAATTATGATGATTTAATTGTGGGTGATAAAAATGCATTATTTATTGCTGCTCGTATTTTAGGTTATGGAGGTAATTATACATTTGAATATGATGGTCAATCCCATACTGTAGATTTATCTACTTTAAATAATAAGGAGTTTAATGAATCTTTAATAACTAAAGGTGTTAATGAATTCCATTTTACTCTTCCATATTCAGAAACCAAAATTACTTTTAAAATATTAACATCAGCAGATGAGAAGAAAATTGAAAAGGAATTAACTGGTCTTAAAAAAATTAACAAAGACAATTCCCCAGAATTATCTACTCGTTTAAAGTATATCATTACTTCAGTTGAAGGGGATAGAGAGGAAAAAACAACCCGTGAATTTGTTGATAATTATTTATTAGCTAGAGATTCTAGAGCATTAAGAGAATACATTAAATCAATCCAACCAGATGTAGATTTAAATCATACTTTAAGTAGTGGAGCGGAGGTCACTATTCCTATTTCCCTCAACTTTTTTTGGCCTGACGCTTGATATAGCACCACAGGTTAGAATTAACTTATTTACTCAAATCCACGAAATAGTATTTCATGGAAATGGAGGTTATGATTGGCATACAATATACAATATGCCTATTTGGCTACGTAAATTTACATTTTCTAAATTAAGGGATTATCATTCACCAAAAGATGAAAATAATGTTGAAAAATCTATTAATAACTTAAAAGCAGCAGGTGTACCAAATCCTAAACCTCCTATATCAAAAATTTCACCCCCATCATATATTACTAAGGCATCAAAAAAATGATGCCTTTTAATATTTATAACAAAATACTTTAAATGGCTGATAAAACTACTAAATTTTCTAAAGAAGACGTTGAAAATGTTAAAGATTTTAGCGATGCCTTTAAAAATGTTAATAAAGAAGTTGATGAATTATTTTCAGGATTAAATTCTATTGGAGATGAAATAAAAGGTCAAGTTCAAGGGTATCAATTAGCTAATAAAGCTGTAAACAATCTTACTGGTGTTTTTGGTAAATTAAAAGATATTCAAGAAAATATCAAAACTACCAATTCCAAAGATTTAAAATCACTCCAAGAAAAAGCATTAGCTGAAAAGAAAAATTTAATAGAATCCCAACGTTTATTACAAGTTAAAGCTACAACATTCGGTTTAACTGAAAAAGAAGTAGCTACTTTAGCAAACGTAAATGGTCTTTTAGAAACACAAGAAGGTTTATATCAAAATATTGAAGATACTTTAAATCAAATAGTTCAAAATGAACAAACAGTTGAAAATACTATGGGTAACCTAGGTGCTTTAACTGAAGGTTTTAGTTCAGGTTTAAAGAAAGCTGGTTTAGGAGCTCTTGATACTAGATTAAGTTTAGGAGATGCTTTACAAAAAACTAAAGACATGGTACTTGCCGGAGAAGGCAACGTTTCTAATTTAGAAGCATCCAAGTTCCTAGCAAAAGAATTAGGTACTAATTTAATTAAATCTGTAGATGCCGCTTCTTTAGTAGCTGGAGGTGTAAAATTAATGGTAGATGCTCTTAAATCTGTTGATAGTTTAGCAGGTGATACAGCAAAACAATTTAATTTATCATACAACGAAGCATCCCAATTAAATAATCAATTAACTAATACTGCTGCTTTATCAATGGATGCAGC